CTCGTGGCGTTGCCGACGCTCGTCACGTCGCCGGTCAGGTTCGCGTTTGTGGTCACGTTGCCGGCGGTCAGTCCTGCCGCGGTGCCGGTGATGTTCGTGCCGACGAGAGCGGTCGGAGTCCCGAGCGCCGGCGCAATCATGGTCTTGTTGCTCAGCGTGTCCGTGGTCGCACGTCCAACGAGCGTGTCGGTCGCGTCTGGCAAAGTCACCACTCGGCCAGCCGTTGAAACGGCGTCAATCAGCGTCACCGCGCTTGCGGCGCTGGATGAGCTGCGGAAGCGGATGCCCTTGTTGAAATCGGTGCCGTCGCTGATCGTGAAAAGCCCGCTGCCCTTCGGCTGCAAATGCACGCCGATGTTCGCGCTCGCGCCCTCGGCCAGAATGTGGAGCGGGTTGCCGACGCCAGTCCCGTTCTTGATCTCAACGTAATCCGTCGCGCTCGCCACGCCGGTCAGTCGCACGATGTCGTTGCCGCCGCCAACGATTCCCACCGTGTCCGCTGCCGGGCGATACATGCCGGTGTTCGTGTCGCTGACGAAGAAGAGAGATGGCGCCGCTTCGGTTCCATCGGTGAGCTCGATCTGTCCCTCGTTGCCGATAATCGTGATTTCGGTTGAAGTCTGGTTGATCGTGATGTTAGCGCCGGCGACTAGATTCTTTGGAACGTAGTTCGGACCCACGCTTCCGAGAATTTGTCCGTCGCTCGGCGCTGGAATCAGGTCGGTAATCGACGCAACGCTCGGCCCGCCGCCGCCGTGTCCGCGTGCTGCGCTCAGCGTCCAGTTCGTCGCGTTCCGGCCCGGCCGCTCGCGGTTGTCGTTGATGTTCGACACGAACGAATCGCCGTTGAACGTCACGAGGTCCAACTTTTGATAGGTGTCGTTCGGCGTCCACTTGCCGCGAGGGTTCAGCCCGCGAGGTTCGGCGAATTCCTTCCGCAGTTGGTCGATTTCGCCGGCACGCGGAAAGCGCGAGAGTTCGTCGGTGACGATTTCCTTGACCGCGCTCGGCAAAGCCGACGCCGCCTCTGCGATTCGCGCCTCTGCCTTTTCGAGCAGCGTGGCGTTCTGCTCGCGCTCGGCCATAAGCACCGAGTAGCGCGCTGCCGTCGTGACTTCCAAAGCCTTGCCGAGTTCGTCAACCTTGGCGGTCAGCGCTGCGCTGGATTGCGCGTGCGCGTCCTGTGCGCGGGCGATGACGAGCCGCTCCAGCTCGCTGCGAATCGCCGGCTCGATCTCTTCAAGGTTGCGCTCGATCTCGGACGAGAGGTGGTCCCGCAACTGCGGCAAAGAATCGACGAGCTTCTTTAGCTCGGCGCGCTGGATGATGGCCAACTCAACAAGGTTATCGATTTCGGATTGCGTATGGATCATGGATTTATTTCCCAGCCTTCGGGTGCTTTTCTGGCAAGAGGTCGTTATCGGTCGTGTATTTCGGGTTCTCCGGCCGCCCGTTTTTCAGGAGGTAGAGGAACGCGTTCACGCGGGCGAAAGCCCACTGCGACGCGGACGTGACACGCGGCGAACTCGACGTGTTGAACGCACCGAGACCGCGTTGGAAAACAGCCTTGAGTGCGCCAAGTGTGGCTCGGCCGTTGCGGGTGTTGCTGTCCTTGCGGTTAAAGTCAGCGGCTTTCCTTTCGAGTGTCGCCTCTTGTTCTGCCGTGACTTCTGCGCCGCTCTTGCCGGAAGCGTCGCCCTTCGCGGTGCCCTCGCCCTTCGGATTTTCCCGAGGCGTGTCCGACTTCGGAGCCTTGTCCGATGCGACGATTGCGCCGCGCTCGCCGACTTTCGCGAACATGCCCTCGTGCTGCCTCATGCAGACCGCGGTGCGCTGCTCAGCGTCGGGAAATTCTGCGTTGCTGACCGGATCAGCCATGCAGCGCGTCATGAAATCGTCGTGCGTTTCCCCGGCGGTCGGCGTCGGTAGCTCGTATTGTTTTTTGCTCAGCTCGATGATGCTGCGATTTTCGAGCACGCTTTGCTTCGTCTGCTCGATGGTCGTCATCTGCTTCGCCCGGTATTTCTGCACCGCGTCCAGCCAGTCCTCTGCTGCGAGTGGCGTGTTGCGCGCAAACTGATGCTGCACTTCTGCGGCCGCGACGGAGAGGTCTTTTTTCTCCGCCTGCTTGTTCAGCCGCTCCACGATAGCCGTGCTCCAGGAATAGCCCTCATCTCCGCCCCAGCCGTGCCACGCCTGCCAGCCCTTGCCCTGCTCATCCCACGTTTCGCCCTGCTTGTCGGCTTCGTGCCGGTCGAAAAATGCTTTCATCCGGCGCACGGTGTCCTCGCTCATCGGCCGCTTGTTGATGAGGTCGCGCGCCCGAGCAATGCCCACGCTCGTCATGCCGCGCTGTGAGATTGGCTTTTTCTCGCGCACGTCGAGAGCGCGCCGTGCGTTGTCCGCCATCGCGTCGGTCGGAATGTAGGAGCCGTCGGCGAAGTTGATCGTCACGAGATTCGCGTCGTTCTGCACTTGCTCAACCGGCTCGATTTCGGCCGGTGCCGCTGCGACGCTCGCCGCCTGCGCCTCGGCTGCGCTCGCTCCCACCGCGTCGCCTGCTGCGGCTGCTGCTGCTGGCGTGCTCGGGAGTGAGGTCGTCGTAAGGCGAATCGCCGTCTCCGGAACGCCGTATTTAACCGCCAGTTCCTTCACGAATCCGGCCTCGATTGCGATCTGTTCGAGCCGCGAGAAAGCGTCGGTGCCTTCCTCGGCCGCGATCTCTTGCAGCGACTTCGCGCCCTGCCGGTTCTCGTTCATGTTCGCCGCTGACTCGCGGCCGACGTCGATGCTGAGCTTGGCTGGGAAACGCCACTCGCCCTTGGTCGCCCGGCGCAGCGCTTGAACCATTGTCTCGCCTGCGAGCAGCGGAGGCGGCGGAATCTCGCCGCGCGCGATGGCGTCGAGAATCACGGCGTCCTTGATCGGGTCCAAAACCTTGTCGGTCAGCACGCCTTGCTTGTTCGTGAACACTCGATCAGCCGCCGCGAATTCTGCGCGCACGCTTGGTCCCTTGTAGTCCTGGGTGCCGAACAGCACGCCCTCGGGAACGCCGACGCCCAGCGCGATTTCGTGCATAAGGTGCTGCACGAATCCGGTGAACGCCTGCGACGGACGCGACGGCATGACCTCGACGCGGTCCGAGTTCTGGAAATAGCGAATCATGCCGACCTCGGTCAGTTCGTTCTTTTGCGTCTGGCCGCTCGGCAAGTTCGCCGCAGGGTTTGGCTGGAAAAGGTTGCGCGGGTTGGCGGTGCCTCGGTCGTTGAAGATCAGCGCCGCCTGCTGCGACGAGAAGCGCACGCCGGCCTTTTCGGCCTGCAAGATTTCGTGCAGCATCCGCGCCGTCTGAATCGCGCTGTGCAGGTCCGTCACGCCCCGATATTGGTCCACGCGGAACGGGTCGAAGTAGTGGCAAAACTGATTCGCTGGGATGTCCTCCGCGCCGAAATAAACGCCTTCACGCGTGACTCGGAAAATCCGGTAAGCGACCGGCTGGCCGAAGTCGTTCGTGATAATCCCTTGAAAATAATTGTTCGATGCGACGGCTGACTCGTTCGGGTTGCCGATTCGCGTCGCCGGAACTAGTTGCAACTTGAGTCCCTCGCCGCTGCGCCGGATGACAAAGCCACAGTCGCCGTCAATCGGTCGTTCCTCGGCTGCGAGCTGCACGAGCTTTTTGAAGCTGTGCCGGTTCGTCACGTCGCAGTTTTTGCACCACGCGTGAAAGTAATCGTCGATGACGCGGTTGTAATCGCGATCGCCGGTCGTCGGTGAGTATTCGTGCGGAGTGAGGTAGAGCCCGAACTTGCGCGAGATTTCCCGAGCCTCGGGAAAATTGTCTACCAGGTCCCGCGCCTCATACATCATGACCACTCGGTCGCGCTGATTCTGCGAACTCTCGGCCGGCTGCGTGTATTGCTTCGGAGAATACATCCGATTTGTCCGTGCCGCGTTATACTCAAACAGCGACTTCGCGACGCGTGCCTCCAAACGCTTGAGCGCCCATGTCGGCGCGATGTTCTCAAGCGCCCGGTCAATCCAAGGTTTTTGCGCGACCAGTTTTGACGCGTCGAAAAAGTCGGTGCTCATGTGTGATTAGTTGCCGGTGAAGCTGACGAATGTCTGATCCGTTGACGTTCCGGCCGCGTCGGTCAATGCGTCCTGTAAGTTCCCGAGCATGTTGTTGAGCGCGTTCAGGTCTGCCCGGCTCACGCTCTTCCCGTTCAGGCTGTAACTTTGGTTCAGGAGCACGGCCTGAATCGCGTCAATCGTCTTGGTCTTGAGCGCGGTAAGCGTCGCGGTGTCCAGTCCGAGAAATGGGTTGTCGAGCATACCACTGCTCGAAACGTCAAACCGGCCCCGGGCAACGCCCAGAAACATTAAAAAGCACCGCCCCATAAGCCCTACTTTATCAGGGGAAGGCTTATGGGGCGGAAGGCGAACTCTCTTCCGCACGCATCCGGTTGAAGGGAGCTAAGCAGTTGGGTGCTCGATCAACGTCGAAGAGTGTTCGGCTGCCACTGCTTGTCAAGGTCGGATGCTTAACCCTGTAAGTCTTTTGGCGGCGCGTAGCGAATCACGTTCGCAATCGTCGCCATGCAGAGGAGCATCGCCGAGGTGTCGAGACCGTGATTCGGCGCGTTGCTTTTCACTTCGCGCCACT